GCACCCTCAAGACCTATCCAATGAGCCGCCTCCGCCAAAGGCGCACCTACATTAAAAATAACCATTGTACAGCACGCTCTCTCTTTCTTTATTTTTACTAAAAATCTCAAGAGAAGTGTGGTTGTGACCCACACAAAAAGAGAATGAAGACGAGTAGTATCTTCTCGTTGGGGAAAGTAGTATAGTATAAGAATAAGGAATGCGGATGTTATGGGGTTGTCCCATAGTGCCGCCACCAAGCAGTATGACAACAACTAAGGAGCAGTGAATGTCTGACCTCAAGCAGAAGCTGGAGAAGGCGAATCAGAAGGCAGAGACCCAGAAGGCCGAGCGTCGTGCGCGGTCCGTGAAGGGTTCTCATCTCACCGAGCAGTTCGTGAAGCTGGCGCAGGATGCTGGTTGCACGGTTCGTGAGAACACTGGGTTCCACGTGATCGTTGGCGCGGCTGGTAAGTCGCTCCGCATCTACGTTGCCCGGCGTGGTGGGATCGTGGACTTCCTGGGCTTCAGCGTTCAGGACGCCGCGGTCCGGCAGGTCTCGAAGGAAGAGGCCAAGGCGAAGCACATGGGCCGCGTCGAGGGGCGTATGAACCTCGAACTGACCGATGACGAGGTGCTGGCTGCCTTCAAGCTTGCTCTGGACGTCATCAACGTTCCGGCTCCTGTGGTTGAGCCGAAGGTCAAGCGTGAGCGGAAGGCGAAGGCGACCGAGACGCCTGCGACCGACACGACTGTTGCTGAGGCTGCTGCCTCGGTGTAAGTCGCCGCACTGAGACGTGGCGGGACGTCGATAGGCTCCCCATCCCTCCGATAATGGGGGAGCCAACTTTTTGAAGAACTGCCGGTTGATCACCGGCAACACATGGTTGGGCTAGAGCGCTCAAATGGTATGGTTTGCTCCGGAACATTTGCTTTGGTTGATCACAGAGAAATGCCCCAGCCGGTAACATACTCTCCAGAAGTTGTCTGGGGCCACGAGACGCACGGAAAAGGCGTCACCTGTTCTGGTGGGGTTGTGAAACCGGACTTTTCTTATTTCTAGACTAAGAAGGATCAGGAAAGCATAAGTATAGTATGCGCTTTTTGATCTACGGTCTTATTGATCCATTTTCTAGGCAACTTAGGTATGTTGGAAAGAGCAAGAATGGTCTTGCACGACCTGTTGCTCACTGGAAACACAATAGAACTCGAGAAACGCGCGATCATACCCATAACTGGGTCCGCTCAGTATTATCAAAAGACGCAACGCCAGAAATAGAGATTTTAGAAGAATGGTCTGGACTTGGTGACCCTGTTGAATGGTTGAATGATGCTGAGATTTTTCACATTGCCTATCATAGAATGATAGGCTCTAAGATAACAAACATTTCTGGTGGCGGTGGTGGGACAACGGGTTTGAAGTTTCCGAATAGACCTCGACCAACTGCTGAGACAAAAGCACGCATCTCTAAAACACTTATGGGAAGAAAGTTGTCTGTTGAACAGCGTAAAGCCATTTCTTTGGGAAGTTCAAAAAGAAAAGACTGGTCACTTCCTGCAGGAACAGGTGCAAAAATAGCAGCAAGACTTAGTGGAAGAAAACAGCCACTTGAGTTAGTGATGAAAAGAGCAGCATCGAATACTGGAAAGAAAAGAACTCAAGAGCAGATAGCGCATCTAAGCAAGCCGCGATCGCAAGAAGCCCGTGATCGAATGAAACTTGCTCAACAACTTCGAAGGGCTAGGGAAAAAACTTTATGAAAGTGGTGTTCCTTTGACTGTGATGGAGTTTTGAACTCTGACAGGTTCTTCCAGTCTGGTGGTAAGGACCCTATTCCTGCCGGTGCCAATGCCATGAAGTTTGGTGTAGGCCAGTTGGACCCTGCTGCTCTCTCCCTTCTAGACAAGCTCGTAGATGCCACTGGAGCGAAGATTGTCATCTCTTCCTCGTGGCGTCACATCTGGTCCTGGCATGAGATTGCTGAGATGTTTGGTGACGCTGGGTTCAAGAACCAGCACTCCATCATCGACCAGACGGGTACAAGCCCCAGCGATCACAGAGGCACAGAAATCAAGGAATGGCTTGCTCTTGATCAGGAGCGTCAGGTGGTTGGTGGAGAGCAGACGACGTCCTACGTGATCATAGACGACACACCTGATTTTGACACAGATCAGATGCAGTATTTTGTCAATACGAACCCACAAACAGGCATCAAACCTCGGGATGTGCAGAAGGCTATCTCCATCCTTAGTAGGGCATAAAGTCCATAGAAACCATAGTTATAGTATTGATCCGGTGAGTGTACTCTCGCCTGAGAAAGTTATACTATTCTTCTATGGAGAGTAAAAATGAGTTCATTTGACGCGGTCGGAACGCTCTACATTCCCATTGAGGAGTGGCACGAGTATCTTCGCAGGAAGTTCCCATTCCTTGGCAGTGGTCAGTTTGTTCTTGCTGACCCGAAGGACGTCGGCAATGGAGAACTTGAAATCCAATACGCGATGGGAACAGACGACACACATCCCAACGATTGGGCAGTTAAGCCGGAGTGGATGAAGGTGAAGAAATGACAGACCTTTCTAGCATGCGAGACATGCTTGATCGCTCAGAAGTCAATCATAGAACTGAGTTCATCAATACACGTATGGCTGGTGTTCCCAACATCGTGCTGACGACTGAGTTTGGAGATAACGATGATCTTTTGCTTGTCATTGAGTTTGATGCAGACGGAAAGTTCGTCAGATTTGACGTAGAAGAGGCAGAAGAATGACAGTCGGCGAACTAAAGAAAATCATCAGTCGGTGTCACGACGATACGATCGTCCTCATCCCAGGCGAAGATCACTCATACAATCACGTTTACGCTTTTTCCAGAGACGTTGTAAAGCAGCCTGATGCGCATTTCTGCGGGTATTACGATGATATTCCTCTTGAGGACGGCGAGCAAGTCGTCAAGGCATTGGTGTTAGAATGAACTCACTTATTCTTGAAACTATTTCAAATACAGGCAAGAAGGCAGAGAAGCAGGCTCTTCTCAAGACCCTTGACGAAGACACACGCTTCCTTGTCAGTCTGTGCCTCGACCAGAACATCACATTCGGCGTCACTGCTGAAGACGATGACGGCAACGTGAAGGAGTGGAACAGATCGAACAAGGGTGGAAACGCTGGTCGTGCTATGGGTGACAAGGCATGGACCTCGTGGTTCATCAGGTCGCTCAAGCAGTTCGAGAAGCGTGGCACCACAGGCAATGCTGCTCTTAGCCTTGTGCTCGAGCTCATCCAGCGCGCTCCCAGCGAGCTTGACGCTATGTGGGCTGGTCGTATCATCAACCGCAACCTGCGTGCTGGCTTCGACCGCTCCACCTTCAACAAGGCATTTGGTGAGGACGCTGTCAAGAAGTTTGAGGTGCAGCTCGCCAACCCTTACGAGGCGCAAGAGCTAGAGGGTGAGTGGATTGTTGAGCCCAAGCTTGATGGCAACCGTGTAGTTGGCTATCGTGGCCAGCCCACCAGTCGTGGCAACAAGCTCTATCCAAATGCTCAGCCCGTCTTTGACACTCTGCGCGCACTGCCTGACTGGTTCAAGACCAACGTGCCTGACGGCGAGATGATGGGCAACCTTGGCTTTGACAAGTCTTCTGGTGCTCTGCGCCGATCTAGCGATAAAGGTAAGGAGAAGGCTAACTTCACGTACTGGATCTTCGACCTCTTTACTCTGGCTGAGTACGACACACAGGCAACTGCTCCTCTTCGTGAACGTAAGAAGCGCATTGATGCCTTCTTCAAGAAGTATGGCGACAAGCTTCCGAATGTGAGACCTGTTCCATACATCATTATCAAGAACCCAACACACAAGCAGATCATGGAGATCACTGCGAAGTATGTTGCTGACGGCTTCGAGGGCATCATGCTCAAGCGTCTTGACTCTACTGCTACGTTTGACCGCAGCGATGACCTGCTCAAGGTGAAGCTCTTCTTCGAGGATGACTTCAAGGTTATTGGGTTCTACGAGGGCAAGGGTCAGCACAAGGGCAGCCTCGGTGGTCTCATCGTCGAGGGCACTATCAAGTGGTCGCCATCACCAGAGATGAAGAAAGAGATTTACAAGATCCGCTCTGAGTGCGGTGGCGGATTCGGTCACAAGGCTGATCCCAACGACCCAACAAAGGTTCTGCGACAGGATGTGTGGAAGAACCAGAAGAAATGGCTTGGTGCCATCGTGCAGGTCCAGTTCCAGGAGCCGACGAAGAAGGAGAAGGACGGCTTCAAGAGCCTCCGTCTGCCAGTTTTTCAAATGAGGAGACGCGATAAAGAAGACTAGGCATACTCAAACTTCAACCCACTTTTTTCACGAACTCGTTTACGAACAACACCTTTACACTCTCTAAGTATAACACCTTTCGAAACACCACAGGCTCCAGGATAACAAATGCAAGCGTGGTATGCTATAGACGCAAAATACGGAGACAAAGAAATCCACGGCATTTATACGTGGATAGAGTTACAAGTTATTCTCAGAGAAATACTCCAGTATGGAAGTCTTCAATACATCGAAGTAGATGAAACAGATAGACCACAGGGAAAGTGAGACAACGTGAAGACTACACATAACAAGAATGCAGAGAAGCACGTTCTAACGTTTGAGGGTCGTAAGGACGAATTTGATATGCTAGTTGATGCCCTCGAGAACAGCCACGACAACAACGTCAGACTTCTTGCTGCGTATGTTCGTAAGGCAATTGGTAACAACTAGTTTTAGTGTGTAATATAATAGCACAAATGAGCACACTAGACTGGCGTCCATACTTCCCGCTTGCAAAGCCACGTCCAGAGCAGGTCACCGCTCTGGATGATCTTTGTTCTGCTGTAGAAGGTGGTAAGAAGATACTCGTAGCAGAATTGGGCACCGGCGTTGGTAAGTCTGCTGTCGCTGTGTGTCTGTCACGGTGGATGGCTGCAAGAGAAGGATTGCCAGAAGGATTTCAAAAGGGAGCAGTAGTTCTCACATCTCAGAAAGTGCTTCAAGACCAGTATGTCAAAGACTTCCCTGAAGCACGCGATCTTCGTTCTGCTCAAAACTTTACTTGCAATGGTCCACTTGGTGGCACATGCGGTGAGACGTGGCGTGTCCGTAAGGCTGTTGGCCGAGCGCACGCTGCCACGCTACGGTGCTCTCCTTGCCCGTATAGAGAAGCAAAAGACGCATTCGCCAACGCAGAAATTGGAGTAACAAACTACTCCTACTTCCTGTCTGAGGCAGTGTACGCTGGTGAACTTCCTCTTCGCCAACTTCTGGTGCTCGATGAAGCGCACAACGTTGAAGACGAAGTTCGCAGATGGAGCACAGTAGAGATTAGCGAGAATGAGGCTGAGCAACACAAGGAGACTATCCCTGCTGGTGGCACTGATCTTGATGCCATGCTCTGGCTCAGGCAGAACTTCAAGGGGAAGATAGAACATCGTCTTGGCTTCATTGGTGGTCGTCTCCAGAAGATGATAGGAACAGGTCAGCTACTTGACAAGATTGTTCCTCGTCTTGCTGAAGAGAATGATCGTCTCGACAAGCGCAAGTGCCAGATCAACCGACTCATGGAGTATGGTGGTGAGGTGCTCGTATCAAGGCACGTTGATCGTGATGGTAAGAAGTCTATTCGCTTCCAGCCTGTGCAGGTGGGAGGACTGGCACACGAGATCTTGTATAGTAAGGCCAACATCACGCTGTTGATGTCTGCCACCATTCTAGACAAGAAGATTTTCTCTCAGTGCGCTGGACTGAGAGATCCTGCATTCGTTCAGGTTCCTACGCCGTTCAAGGCAGAGGCTTTCGGTATGCGTCTGCGTTCAATTGGCAAGATGTCGAGGCCAGACATCGAACGCTCTCTGCTCAACCTGCCGAAGGCCATCCAGCAGATCCTCAAGGACAACCCTAACGAGAAGGGTGTCATTCACACTGTCTCTTACAAGATTGCTCAAGAGGTAGCGAAGGCAAACAACCCAAGGCTGCTCGTTCAGACATGTGGTGAAGACAGAGAGTGGATCCTTAAACGACATCTGCTGAGTAAGGATCCAACTGTAATGGTTAGTCCAGCAATGATGGAAGGACTTGATCTAAGAGACGACTTGGGCAGGTTCCAGGTTATTTGCAAGATCCCTTATCCCGACATGAGCGACCCAATCGTCAAGAAGAAAAGTTGGGATTGGTATGCTTGGAGAACTGTTCGTTCTCTTGTGCAGGCTGCAGGACGCAGTGTGCGCTCTGAAGACGATTGGACACGGACTTACATTTTGGATGAGTGCTTCTTGGACATCATGAATAGAAACGGGCACTTGATCCCGAAGCATCTCACAGCAGCGCTTGAGGTTGAAGAGCCATGGTAGACTACTTTCAAGATACACAACGTCATCTCGTCTGCAAGCCGTATAGTCGTGAGAACCTGCACGACATGGCACGGTTCCTCGGGATAAAGAGATGCTGGTTCCATGCTAAGCCATACCCTCACTATGACATCCCAAAGCGACGTTTTCCGCTGCCTCAGTTATCAGTAAAGATTATCATGCCAAAAGATCTTCTCTTGATCTGTAAGGAAGGGAGCAGAAATGGTTGAGAGCATTCGCAAAGAGGGACCATGGCCACTTACCTTCCAAGGAAAATGTGGTCACACGCGTCAGCAGGGCCTTCCCTGCGCCAATCCGAAGTGTGGTGAGACAGCCTCTCTTACAGCCTACGGATACATGAGGTCTATCAAGACAATAGAAGGTGTTGAACATTACCTGTGGGTTCAGATCAAAAGATGACATCTTGCTCTTTTTAGCAGTATTATACTCTTCTAAGGAGAATAAATGAAAAAGTTCAGAGTAAGAGTAAGAGCGAGATCTGAGTGTCTTATTGAAGTTCTCGCTGATAACGAGGCCGACGCAGTCAAGAGAGCAGAAGATCAGGCTTCTTATGGCTATCGCCAGTGGTCCAGCACACCAGCTATCCTGGCCGGTCAGGGTGAGGTTTTGATGCAAGGTCCTGCCGATGAGCCTCTTATCAAGATCCCTGAAACTTGGGAGATCTATTCCACTGATGGCTACGAGAAGATTGCAAAGACGGCAAACGCGAAGATCACAGCCTCTGTGAGAATGGCTTGTGCTGACATGCTCGCAAAGAGCAAGGACAGTAAAGCTGTTGACACCAAGTACGTGAATAAGCTTTACACCAAGTACATTACACCTGTTTTCAAGAAGTACGAGAAACTTGGTACTTATGATAGCGAGCCACGAGCAAACGTGGCGAATGTGCTTTCTATGTATGCGAGTGCTTGCGGAGCAGGTGACGCTGAAGAGATCTACGAAGCGCTGCGGTGGGGCGTATAGCAACTCTTTCTATTTTCATCTGGATACACAAAGTAGTATTATAAGGAAGTGAAAAACTGAAGGGAGTTGTTTCCCTAACTACAGGAGTAGCAAATAATGGCTGAAAAGTCTTCGCATAAAGAGCACGTCGCGCTGGTTGATCATAGCAACGACGTGGTCTCCCTCAAGGACGTCAAGGTTCCTGAGAAGTTCTTCAAGCGCATGAAGATGGATGTCGTCGTTCTTGACGAACTCTTCGGTGGTCAGGATTGGCCCGGCATTCTGCCTGGCACGTCTATCCTCTTCACGGGCATGCCTGGTGCTGGTAAGTCCACAGCGTCTCTGCAGTTCGCTGACCTGCTCGTGCAGAAGGCTGGTCGTAACACACTCTACAACGTGGGCGAGGAAAATTCGTTCATGGTGAAGATGCGTGCCGACCGACTTGGTGTCGCTGGCAACTTCGGCCTGTCTGCCATCGAGAACGTTGACATTCTCATCAAGACATGCACTGAATCTGGCGTCGAGGTTCTCTTCCAGGACTCTCTGCAGTCTCTGCGTATCGTGCCTCATTGCGATAAGCATGAGTTCAGCGATGAGGATTGTAAGCCTTGTGAGAATGAGCGTAGGCGCAATACACTGTCTCGCATCCCCATGATGCGTGCTGTAGGCAAGAAGCTGCACAAGTTTGCCAAGGACAGTGACATTGTGATCTTCGTCATCGGCCACATCACAAAGGGTGGTGACTTTGCTGGTCCGATGGAACTCAAGCACGACCTTGACGCTCACGCTCACATTCGTCTCAATCCTGAGACAATGGCTCGTGAGTTCAGCCTCACCAAGAACCGCTTCGGTCCTGCTGGCATCCCTTACGAGTGCAACCTCACTGCAAAGGGTCTCGACTTCCAGGCTCTGGCTGTTGTTGAGGAGAAGAGGGACGATGTCAAGAGCGGTGGTGGCAAGGCTGGTGAGCGTAGAGACGCTGTTCGCAAGCTCATCAAGGACGCTCTGCTCTCCGGAGACAAGGTGTCTGCCTACTGCGTGTCTCGTCTCAAGGATCCCTTCTCTGGCAAGGTTGGTGTTGATTGCTCGGGTGGCTTCTGGCGCTCGATGCTTGAGAAGGTGCAGCACGAGCTCAAGGCTGAGGGTCACATCGTGAGTGAGAAGAAGATCGACGGTCGTTCGCACATCTATGTTGAAACCTAGAAAGGACACATGACGGAGAGCCCACCCACAGATCACTGCTCACATTGTCAGATGCAAATCTGGGGTGGGCGCTTCTCTGTCGTCGTTTACGCAAGCCACCACTTCTGCAGTGAGAAGTGCAGAGCAGATTTCAAATGGACTGTGTCTGAAGCGTCAATCAAAAGTAAGGCGGTTATGCCATGAGTTGGTGGATCATTATCCCGTTCGTTTTGTTCGAACTCGCCCACGTCGCTCTCACTCTCTTTTTACTTTTGGCAATAGGTGGGCTTGGTAAGCAACAGGGCGTAACAGCTGCTGCGATAATGATGATCGCAAAACAGTGTGACGTTAACTTCGATAGTCTCAAGAGCGCTGTCAATGGTGTGGTTGTATTCATAAATCACACATTCGAAGATGAGAGCACAAAGCCAGTTAGTATGCAAAAGATCGACAAGACACTCAAGAACTAGGAGAACATAATGAAGATGCTCGTTATTGATATTGACAAGTTTGAGGACTTTCTTTTCGTCCTTAGGGAATCACAGGCAGTTTTGTGGGTTGACAAGGCAGCGCATGCGTCCATGGACAAACTCATTATCATCCCGCCGACGTCACCGTTCCCAGCGATGTATTGTCACTTTTCCGAGCCAAACGCGTGGCAGGGTTCTATCACGGATCACTTCAAGGTGATCTTTGCCAGCATCAACGACGAGTAAGTTTACTCTCGCTACCTTTAGTGTTATTATACTTAAATGCAAAGGGGCTTCTCCCCTATTGGGTAACATCACAATGAAGTTCGATGAAGTTCTCGCAGGTTTCAAGACACTCAATGCGCAGGACCGGCAGCGTCTCATTGATGCAGCCAGGCAGTTCAACAAGATCTCCAACTGGAACCTTTGTGCTGGTGCAAAGGTTCAGTTCAAGGTGACCAAGACTGGTGCCTACATCAACGGCATCTTCGTTCGGATGAAGACCAAGTACGCTGAGGTCGAGGCCAATCAGGACAAGTACGGCCGTCAGACTGAGCGTGTTGTGCGTTGGTCTGTTCCGATGGAGAGCTTGATGCCTCTCACGCCTACTCAGGCGAAGATGAACGGAGTCTAACATGGCTCGACGCAAGCCTCTCTGCCCTGTGTATGACCAGAACACCGGTGACCCGAACAAGCGCTGTGACAAGAAGACCAAGCGCGGCTCACAGTTCTGCGCTGAGCACGATCTGACGCACATGGTCAAGCTCATCAAGTGTAACGGTGAGGCACACTCAAACCCATACATCGACCACTGCATGCTCTGTGCTCCTCGCTGGGGTTGGTGTGAGGTGATGGTGCTAAGGTCTGAAGAGCACAGCTCTGGTCTTCCGAACGTTGATGACATCCCGGTGCTGAAGTGACAGCACGCAAAGTGCATTGGCTTGGAAAGCTAGAGGATGAGTGCCAGATGTGTCACAAGCCTTTTGGCACAGTGATGTACGACGCCTCCATCGGTGGCGGCCCGTGGGGCAACATCTGCAAGAAGTGCTTCAAGGCGTTTGGCTGCAAGCTTGGCACTGGCTATGGCCAGGAGTACAAGCTCCAATCTGATGGTCGTTGGTTGAAAGTCGGTGGGTAAAATGTATTCACGTGAAGAGATCATGGAAGAGATTGAGCGGTTCAATCGTGATAACTCTACTGAGGAAACGTTCTTCAGCACGATTGTTGATTTCATTGAGCAGATGCAGGACGAGGCAAACAGGCAGGGGTATGCAGATCGTGTCTCTAGCGTGCTTAGAACAGAAAGCGCTGCTCGTGAACCAGTTCCAGAAGCAGAGCTCTTTATCAAGGTTCATGGCGCAATGGCGTGTGCGCATAATGACGTACTCGCCAAATACATCCCTGAGGGTGACGTCGACAAGCTCATTCTCAAGATGACTCCATTCGTTGTTAAATACCTGCAGGAAGACTTCAACATCACTGACAAGGATACCAAGTGAATAAGATTATCAGCATTGACCCGACCCGCAACATGACCCGCAGCCAGGAGTTCGCAATCAAGGACGCTTTCGAGCGCTATGAGGGTGATGTGGAGATCAAGGTTCCGCAGCGCGACCATCTTGGCTCCAAGTTCCGCAAGGGCGTGAGCTGTGACCACAAGTGGAGTTCCATCTCTGTTGGTGGTGATGCACTCGCCTGGCTCCAGAAGAACTTTGAGGAGACTGAGATCACTCAGGCTTCCGCCTGCACTGTGTGCGGTGCGACTGCTCTCCTCGAGGACAACAAGATCTGGGCGTACGACGCTACCACACGATACTTTGGCAAGCCGCCCAAGGAGAAGTTCAATGCCAATACGCAAAAGAATGAGAGGAAGGCGCGGTGAAGCTGGACGCAGAAATCCTGTCGTTGGTGACCAACGTCGGGACGGTGATCCTGCTGCTCTACTTCATCAAGAGCGCGAAGGAAGTCGCTCTGAGGTGGCTGGATCTGCTCTCGCTCAATCAGGGTTCAGACCCACTGGGACCCACAGAGATCCGATACCATGGAGGCAGGCTCAGGCAAACGCACCCCATCCTTCTGACTACACCCCATGCGCTGTCTGCGGAGGACCGTACCATCCATCCACAGGAGGACTCCACTGGGTGGAATACAGTGGTAAAGATGTGGAATGGTGTGGTCCGTGCGAGAGAGACCACGTAAAGTGGTTCGTAGCCTACAGTAAGGGTGTCAACAAACGCGTCAAAGTCGATGGTAAGTGGGTCGTGATCAGATTTCACGATCATGCCCATCCACCTAGGGAGAAGTGATGCTAGAAGATTGTTGCAGTGACCAGCACATCGTAGGGATCAATGCCAAGTGCAGTGACATGTTCAGTGCAACGTCATACGGCCCTGATGATGAACAAATCCAGCACACGGGCTATGTTCCAATAGGGCTTGGTATTGGCGCTGGAGACTACATTCGATTTAGTTATTGCACAGGCTGTGGCAAGATTGTAGGAGAGTGGCCCATTGCCATTGAAGATGTCGACGCCATTCTAAAAGGAGAGTAAGGTATGTTTCTTGGTCTAGTTGGATTTTCAGCGCTTATGCTCGCAGTTGGTATTTTCATCGGCTTCCTCATTTGGGGCAAGCAAAACCGGTAGTTAGAAAGGAAAAACAATGAACAAATTTATCGTCGCTGTTGTTGCGCTCACGCTGTCTGCTTGCCTGCCTCAGAAGGCTTCGTTTGCCTCTCTTGAGGAGGCCCGTGGTACTGCTCGTGAGAATGCTCTCTTCAATGCTCAGCGGTACCGCCAGGAGAACATCCTCTTCAAGGGTTGGGACATCATCGCTCGTGGTGATAGCACTCAGTCCCCTGAGTGCCCTCAGGGTGATGGTTGGGCGACTATGGAGTTCGTCTCTCCTGAGCGCACTCGTCTTGTCAAGGTGAAGTGCTCCACAGTCTCAGGAAATGTTGGCTGCCTCGATGATGCTGACTTCAAAACGAAGCCTTATGCGTCGGAGGACGGCCACTGCCAGGACACCAACAAGGTTCCATACCCCCTGCCGAAGATCGCTAAGTAGCACACGCATTGCAGCAATGGCGCACCGGCCCTCCATGGTTAGACACATGGAGGGCTTTTTTGTGCGTATCGTGCGCATTCCTGGGTGACCAAGTCACTCCGGAGGAGGACAGAAGTTTTCGCGACTGTAACCTAAGTATGTTACATTTTGTCACACCACTAGACTATGTAGCTCATGATCAAGCGCCTAGTAGCAGTACTATGCTTGATGCCTTTTCTGGCACAAGCAGCAGACCTAACAATACCTCCTGAGACATACGCACGCGTAGAAAGAGAAGTAATATCAAGGTATAAGCAGCAAGAAGCAAAAAAATCAAATGAATGGACGACACTAGACTGGACTTTGCAGGGTGTTGGTTCTGCGCTTATCGTCATTGATATGTGCCAAACTGTCGAATTCACGTCTCGTGGTGTAAGGGAAACAAACCCGTTGATAGGACCACATCCGTCGCATAGGACTGTGCTTATAGCAGGAGCAGTTGGTATGGGACTGTTTTGGGGCACAGCGTACTTGCTACCAAAGCCGTGGAGAACAATGTTCCAGTCATCAGTTGTAGGCATCGAGAGCTATACGACATATTGGAACAAGTTCCAAGTTCACGCTGGATGTAAGCTATAAGCAAATAATAACATCTCGATGTAATAAGTGTTATTATTTCTTATGCACAAATACACTTACGCAAAGTACATGGGCGATGACAAGTACTCTTGGGCTGTCTTCCGCGATGGCCGAGTTTATACTTCTGGCATGACGCGCGCTGATGCGAGGTCAGAAAAGGAGACGCTGCAGCGTGAGGATAAAAACATAGAGATGGCTGCAAAGCGCATGATTGCTGAGCTTGGGCCGGTGAAGTATGTCGGTCGGTAACGAATACACCAGGCTGATCGCACGCCAGCGACTTGCATCCTATAGATGGGCTCTTGACTGCGCGTTCGTTCTTGGACCTGAGTGGTTCCCTAGGCGAGGTTTCATCCCGTTGTAAAAAGTGTTATTATACTCTCTACTGAATGGGAATAACTCCCATGGAGAAACAATGACCGAGCATGATTTTGAAAAGGGTGGCGTTATCTTTGGCAAGTTCTTCCCCGGCCTGAAGCTTCCGTCGGCTGCAGTGTCAAAGTCAAAGAACGTCGAGAGCGTTTTCTACGCGTATGAGCCGGGTAACATGACACGCTACGAACTCCTCTTCTCAAACCTCGCAAACCAGCGTGTTGTGATGACCATCGTGAACATGCGTAAGAGCATGGAGCTATCTGGTCCACTCAACGAGTATTCCATCGGGTACATGACCGAGAAGCTTGGTCTCGGTGAGGGCGACTGCTATGCACTCATCCCGCTGATCAATCACTACTTCGAGGAGCTTGGTAAGTGACCGGTCCTGGCAGGAAATACACAAACAAGCTGTATGAGGTTATGAGTGAGCGCGGCATCGATGCATTTGATGTCGCCGTCATGGCTCTCAACTACATGTCAGAGGACGACGTTGAAGACATGTGTCGCGCTAATGGCATCGATCTCTTTCCAGAGGAAGACGAGGAAACAGATGAATAAGAAAGAAATCAACGTCGTTGGGACACTGGACATCGCGTTCAAAGCGGCAAACGATGCGTGCAACGACTACCTGAAAAAGTTCCCAGACAACTGGTTCCCTTGTGGTTTCGCCTGGGTCGTGCTTCCTGGTCGTGGTCCTATCACCACAGCACTCAAGAATAGCTTCACTGGCAGCAAGCGCGGGAACAAGGGCTATCCAAAAGGCTGGCACATCTGGGATCCGGCCTGCTCTGGCACTCAGTGCATGGAGGCAAAGTTTGCTGGTGCTAGCGCCTTTGCCAAGGTGCTGACAGACGCTGGCTACGATTGCTACGCCGATTGCAGGATGGACTAGAGAGTTTTATTTCGCCACCATCTGTATTATAATACTCAAATGGAGGAAACACCCTAATGTCTCTCAAGCTTCCGCGTGCTGGCACTCGAGTTCGTGCTGTATTTGACGAGCTTTACAAAAATCATCTCAAGGTCAAGACCACAAGCTGGTCTCAGGCCAAGGCTGCGTACGACAATGCTCCGCCTGCTTATCCGCTCAAGGCTGTAATGATTGGCTATGCTCCTGGGTTTAGCGATCCGCGCGAATACTCCAGCATGGAGGTTTCTCGTACACTGAAGCGCTTTGCGCGTCGTATCTCGCGTGGAACATACGAGATGCTTGGTGATTGGTACGCAGCCGCAAACCGCGCTGACACCAATACGCCTGTCATTACGGCGGCGGAGGCAGACCATTCGTGCAAATGCACATGCAAGGCTATGGACTGGGGGTATAACAACATTGAGTTCCTCCGCAGAACGTGGAAGG